CAGAACTAAACGATTTAATTTCGACAGCTGATCAATTTGTACAACAAAAACAAGGTGGACAAGATCTTGCTAAACTTTATCAAGAAGATCCAACTGAAGCTTCTAAACTTGACTTTCAATTAAGACAAGAAAAGCAACACATTGAATCTTTAAAGTCTACTGCAAGACAAGCTCAAAATAAACAATATGAGACTTACCTTGAAGCACAAAAAGAATTAGCTGCAACAAAAATACCAGAGTTTAGCGATCCAAATAAAGCTGACTCTTTTAAACTTAATATGCGTAATTCATTACGTAATTATGGTTTTAACGACCAAGAGATAGGTAGCCTTGCAGACCATAGATTTTTAATGGTAGCAAAAGATGCTATGAGTTTTCAGTCTCAAAAAGACAAAAGACCTATAGTTTCTAAGAAGGTTGCTAATGCTCCTAAAGTTTTAAAAGCTGGTGTTGCTAGATCGAATGTTAGTTCAGGTAGAGAGGAAGTAAGAAATAAAATCAAGACGCTAAGAAAGTCTGGTCATATAAGAGATGCCCAGTCAGCAATAGCAGATATGATTAATCTTAAATCTCAACAAAGGAAATAAACAATGGCACAACCAACTAATACGTTTGACACGTATGATTCAGTAGGTGAAAGAGAAGATCTTTCAGACGTTATCTACTCAATCTCACCAACAGATACGCCCTTCCTTAGTTCTGCAGCTAAAACAAAAGCAACTGCTGTAGTTCACGAATGGCAAACAGACTCACTTGCAGCAGCATCATCAAGTAATGCTGTTATTGAAGGTGACGAAGCAACTTTAGACGCAGCAACTGCAACAGTTAGACTTTCTAACAGTTCTCAAATTATGGATAAAACTGTAGTTATTACTGGAACTCAAGAGTCTGTTGATAAAGCAGGTAGAGCATCTGAAATAGCTTACCAAATCGCTAAAAAAGCTAAAGAGCTTAAAAGAGATATGGAAGCAATGCTTACAACTAACAATGCAGAAGTTGCAGGAAATGCTACAACTGCTAGAGAAATGGGTTCTTTAGGAGCTTGGGTTATCACTAATGATAACAAAGCTGCTGATGGAACTACAGGATCTGGTATTGGAAACACTGCTAGAACTGATGGAACTCAAAGAGCTTTCACAGAAGCACAATTAAAAGATGTTATCAAATCAGTATGGAATGCTGGTGGAGATCCATCTATGATTATGTGTGGCCCTTTTAATAAGCAAAAACTATCTGGCTTTACTGGTAATTCTACTAGATTTGACGCTGGTGCAGATGCAACTTTATACACTTCAGTAGACGTGTACGCATCTGACTTTGGTCAATTACAAGTAGTACCTAACAGATTCTCTAGAGATAGAGATGCTTATGTATTAGATATGGAATACTTCGGTGTTGCATTCTTAAGAGACTTCTCTATGCATGAACTTGCTAAGACTGGTGACTCAGAGAAAAGACAGCTTCTTGTAGAAGCAACTCTAGAATCTAGAAACGAAGCAGCTTCAGGATTAGTAGCAGACTTAACTACATCATAATAATTATAACTGTTTGGGGGAGTAACCTTTTAATCTGCTCCCCCAGCAGATTCTAACAATGAAGATCTGAGAGAGGGTTAAGATCAGAACATTTAAGGAACACAATGAGAACATTAAACGACTATTTTTTAACTTCAACTATCGCAGACATCAGTACAGCATCATCAACTTTTGTACCTGTACCAGATGGAGGAAAAATTATTAAAATTATAACTTCACTTCAAGGTGCAATTTCTTCTGCAAATGGAGGAATATCTTTTGAAATTGGTGGAACTGCAGTAACTGGTGGTGGCATAACTGTTGCACACTCAGGTTCAGCAGCAGGTGATGTTGATACAGCAGAACCTACAGCACTTAATGAAGTACTAGAAGATGGAACAATTGAAATGATTACTGATGGAGCATCAAGTGGTGCTAAAAAATTAGTAGTAACATTTGTTATAAGAAGATAATTAATTATGGGGATGGTAACATCCCCTAACAAAAGGAACAAAACATGAACTATGGATTAAGACATGGAGTTACACTTAAATTAACTTCAGGATCATCAAACACTAGAAGTGATGCTTTTACAGATGGAACAGAATATATTAGAGTAGTTAGTACTATTGCTTGTCACATAGCAGTAGGTGTAACTCCAACAGCTGCAGTTACTACACCATTATTACCAGCAGATGAAGTTGAAATTATTAAAGTATCAGCTGGAGAAAAAATAGGTGTGTTAAGAATAGGTGGATCAGATGGAGAATTATACGTTACAGAACTAACTGAATAATTTATGGGTAAAATAAGATCAGTTGAATATGATGCAGGTGTAAAGACTAAATACATNCAAGAGTCTAATGGTCAATTAACTATTAATAACTCTCAAGATGTAAACCCTTTATTAAAAAGAAATAAAGCATTATACAATCACGACTCTGGTTATATTTCTGGTGCTAAAGAAATGAAAAGAGTGGCAAGTATACCACCTTTAATACTTTCTATATGGGCTAAAGAATATAATGGAACTAATAACTGGTTTCAATTACCTAAAGATATACAAAGAAAAATTATGAGAACTAAACTAAACAGTAATGAGTTTAGATATTTTAGAACAGCTGAAGGAAATTTATAATGGCATTAACAACATTTTCAGGATTAAAATCATCTATAGCAGATTGGTTAAATAGATCTGATTTGACTAATCAAATTGCAGATTTTATTGCACTAACTGAAGCTGACTTTAATGCTAAGTTAAGAATACGACAGATGGAACAAATAGATGCTATTACAATAGACTCTGAAACAGAATCTGTTCCTACTGGTTTTATTGGAGTAAGATCTTTATACATTTTATTATCAAGTAATAAATACGTTTTAGAATACATAACTCCTCACAATATGTTTGAAATAAAAGCTGGATCTACAGCTGGTAGACCTAGAGTTTATACAATAGAAAGTGATAATGAAACAGAAACTTTACGTTTTGGGCCTGCCCCTGATACTGCTTATACTGGGTACTTATCATACTATAAAGCTTTTGGAGCTCTTAGCGATTCTAATACAACAAATTACATATTAAATAAACATCCAGGTATTTATTTGTATGGTTCATTATATCATGCAGCAAACTTCTTAGGTGGTATAGATCCTAACCAAGTACAACAATGGTTACAAATGTATATATCTGCTATGGAAAGATGTGAAAATAATGACAAACAAGATTCTTATGGTGGAGCACCAGTAACTCAAAGAACAGATATACAAACAGATTTATCATTTTACAGAAGTAGATAATGGATTTAAAAGATAAAATTGTAGGTTTATCATTAGCAGCAGCAATAGGATTAATTGGTTGGAACTTAAATGAAACAACTAAAATGAGAACTGAAATTTTACAAATTCAACAAGGACAAATTATTTTATTTAAAAAGATTAATAGAGTACAAAAAGTTTTAAAAAAGAAAGCAAATAGATGATTGATAAAAAAGAAAAAAAACAATTAAAAAAAGCATCAGCTCATCATTCCAAAAAACATATGGATATGATGGTTAGAGATATGAAAGCTGGTTTAAGTTTTACTAAAGCACACAAAAAAGCTGTTAAAAAAGTAGGAAAATAATGCAAATACCTTTTGGTGAATGGATGCCTGATCAACCAGAACATGGTATGAAAGGTGCAAACGTAGCAACTAATGTTTACCATGCTTTGGGATCTTATAAAAGATTCCCATCATTAGTATCATATTCAGCATCATCAACAGTAGGTAAAGATGCACATGGGTCTGGTTCTTTTAGAGATAACTCTAATGTTGTATATAACTTTGCAGCAACTAAAACAGATATATTTCAATTAGCATCAGGAACATTTACTTCTCGTAAAGGAAGTTTAAATGGAGATGATGAAGATTATTGGACATTTACACAATTTGGTCAACACGTAATTGCAAGTAATGGAGTAGATGCAGCTCAATTTTATTTAATGGGAACATCTACAAACTTTGCTGCTCTTACTTCTATTCAAACAGCAGGTACTTGTCCTTTATTTAGAGTTTCAGGAGTTGTTCGAGACTTCTTGGTAACAGGTAATATAACTAATGCTACTAACAGAATACAATGGTCTGGTATTAATGATATTACTACATGGTCAGGTAAACAATCTGACTTCCAAGACTTACCAGGATCTGGTGGACAAATAGTACATATTACTTCTGGAGAGGTAGGATATGTATTTAGGCAAAATCAAATAGTTCGTATGGACTATGTTGGTGGTGCAACAATATTTAGACTATCAGTTATATCTCCAAACAGAGGAGCCATATTTGGAAGAACAGTATGTCAAGATAATAGACGTGTATTTTTTTTAGCAGATGATGGTTTCTATGAAATACAAGGTGATAACGTAGTACCTATTGGTGTAGAAAAAGTTAATAGATTTTTTGATCTTAATTTAAACAAAGCATATTCAGATAGAATAGTAGCAGCAACAGATCCATTTAATCAGTTAGCTATGTGGTTGTACCCAAGTGTAAATAATACTAATAATACAACAGGTATTTGTGATAGAATTATTATATATAATTATGCTACAAAAAAATGGTCTTTAGCAGAAGTTAATGCTAGTCAAATATTTCCACAATTTGTAGGAGCATATACAGTAGAGTTAATGGATATTATTTCAGAAAACTTAGAACAAATTAATGCTAACCTTGATACAGACTTTTGGAATGGTGGACAAATGTTTTTAGGTGGAATAGATGGTGATTTTAAAGCTGCAATCTTTTCAGGAAATTCTAATCAATGCGAAATTGAAACAGCAGAAATAGAAGCTTTTCCTGGTGCTAGAACAAACGTTCAAGGAATTAGACCAATAGTAGATGCAGAAGCAACAGTTACTGTAAAAACTAGAGAAAGATTAGCAGACACAGAAACAGAGTCTAGTTCATCTTCTATGGTAGCAAGTGGGATTAATCCTGTTAGACAATCAGGTAGATACATTAGAGCTAATGTTAAGATACCTGCTGGAACAAGTTTTGATCATGCACAAGGTATAGACATTGTAGCATCTAAAGCAGGATATAGATAATGACAGATTCAATAGATATAGATAACGTAAGATATTCAATGGAAACACAAGAGTTTTTCCAAAGACAAATAGAAGAAGCAATTAACACTTTAGTTAATAAAAATAATACAGAAAGCGATAAAGCATTCGTTTGGTTTATGGAGTAAATTATGGCAGGAACATTTTTAGGTAAATACGATACAACATCAGCAAACAATACAGCTACAGGAACAGGAGCAGTTTCAGTTGCAGAAGGAATGCTACCATCTAATATAAATAATGCTTTTAGAAGCGTTATGGCAGATATTAGACAGCATTATAATGAAGCTGAATGGATTGAATATGGTGATGGTGCAGGTACTTATACAGCTACTTATGCATCAGCTACATCATTTACTATTGATGGAGCAAATGTAACAGCTATTTATCATGCTGGACGTAGAGTTAAAGCTGTAGCATCAACGCCAGGCACAATATATGGTACTATATCTAGTACATCCTTTTCAACAAACACAACAGTTAATGTAACTTGGGATTCAGGAAATTTATCTAGTGAAGCCATTACAAGTATACATATTGGTGTATTAGCTAAAACAAATAACTCAATACCTACTGGTGTTATAGCAACAGCAAATATAGCTGATGGAGCTGTTACTCTTGCTAAACTTGGTGCTGATTCTGTAAATGGAACTAAAATTGCAGATGATGCTATTGATTCTGAACATTACACAAATGGTAGTATTGATACTGCCCATATAGCTGCTGACCAAATAGTAGGATCTTTAATTGCAGATAATGCAATTGATAGCGAACATTATACTGATGGGTCAATCGACACAGCACATATAGCTGCAGATCAAATTACTAATGCTAAAATAGCAGATGATCAAATAGACTCCGAACATTACGTAAATGGATCAATTGACACTGCTCACATAGCAGATTCACAAATTACTTCTGCAAAAATTGCAGATGGTGCAATTCTTAATGCAGACATAAATGCTTCTGCTGCAATCGCAGCAACTAAAATACATGATGGTACAATCTCTAATACAGAGTTTGGACATCTAAATGGTGTAAGCTCAAATATTCAAACACAGCTAAACGCAAGAGAAGCAGCTAATGTTAACATCACAGCAATTGGTGCTTTAGCAAAAACAGATGGTAACATCATTGTTGGTAATGGTTCAACATGGGTTGCTGAAAATGGTGGTACTGCTAGAACTTCTTTAGGTATAGGTACTATTGCAACTCAAGCTGCTAATAGTGTATCAATATCTGGTGGATCTATTACTGGATTAGGAGCACCTTCATCTGGTTCAGATGCAGCAACTAAAACTTATGTAGATGGATTAGTTACAGGATT